ACATGTCAGAACTGGTCCATGCTGGGAAATACCGTGATGTCGTGCTAACAAAGGTCCCGAAAGACCTTGACTTAGTTGACTATCGCGGGGCTACCCTTATTCAGGCGCTGTTTTCCAAAAACGGTGACCTGGACCTTGGATTCAACCCTCTGAAGGCAGCTGTGGAGGCGGCAATAGCCGCCGAACTGCAGTGCGGTAGAGTAAACGAGTACTTCGGACAGACTTGCCCCTATGGGGGCGTTGCAATGGCGATCTCGCTAGCGCGACGGAAAATCAAGAAAGTCTTAGGGAAAGTCCCTACTTTAGACAGTCTCAGGTTCCACTTCGGGCCCGGGGCTTCCACGACTGTAAAACGGGCCGATGCTTGTTTCGAGAACAAGCTCGATGCCCCTCTGGTGTGTAGCGAAGAAATGCTACCCGTCATCGACCAGGTCTTACGGGAATTCCCCGCTTGGGCTCGGCAGAAAACTGCCGTCCCCTTCAGCGACATCGTTGAAGGTGTGGAAGTATCCTCCTGTGAGATAGTAATTGATACGGCGAACCTTATCTTCGTCGAAAAGAACGCGAAGACCCATAGACCAATATGCGTTGAGCCGTGTTTAAACGGCTTTATGCAGTTGGGTCTGGGTAAATACCTCAAAGAGAGGTTACGCGTCCATGCTAAACAAGACCTTGGTGATCAAACTAGGAATCAAATCCTAGCTAGGGTGGCCTCTATCACAGGCAGTTGTGCCACGATAGACTTGTCCTCCGCCAGCGACACGCTGGCATTCTCGGTCGTGTTTGATCTTCTTCCTGAACCGTGGGTAGACCTACTCGCGCTCTTCAGGACCGGCCATATGAATTATGGCGGCCGTGAATACGAGCTGGAGAAATTCAGCTCGATGGGCAACGGTTATACGTTCGAACTTGAAAGCCTGATTTTTTGGGCTCTAAGTTCGGCGTGTACCGAGCTCAGCGGTGGAGATCAGTCCTTTGTCAGTGTGTACGGTGATGACATTATTGTCCCCGTATGCGCCGTAGACCTCCTTATGGCGGCCCTCACCTGGTGCGGCTTCAATCTCAATCGAGAGAAGTCGTTCTGGACAGGGAACTTTAGGGAAAGTTGCGGAGCTGACTGGCTAGATGGCGACGCTGTGCGACCCGTCTTTAAAAAGACGCGCCTGTCACCCCAGTGGCTAGCAGTGTTCCACAACTGGGCTTGGTATCGAGGGTATTCAAGTACTCTTTGTGCTATAGCGAAGTCTTTCATCCCGAAAGATCTCCAGCTGTTTGGACCTCCTGTTTCCGGTGAGGGGCACCTCCGGGGGCCGTGGAACACGGCCCGGCTCCCTCGCCATGAAAGGCGAAGGGGCTGGGAAGGTTGTCGATTCGACACATTCCGCGAGACTCCCCGGGTGGTGGGAACCAACCCGGAAATCGCGGCCTTGACAGGCATATATGACCTGTATGCAAACCCAGCAGATTGGTGGGACTGCAGAGGAAGACGTACTCCGGGGATAACCCCTGGCACGGCTTGCGTCGAGAGGC